TTCAACCGCGCATTTGCGCGGTTGCAGAAGGGTCAAGGGGCGCGCCCCTTGCAGGGTTTGGGACAGCGTCCCAAGGTCTTAAATCACCACTTCCTTTTCTACTTCCAGCTCACCGAACACAGTCGCCACCGTAAACGCCGCATGCACCACGCCGCGCTTCGGCAGGTCAAACGCAAAGTTGTCCACTGCCGTAATCCGGTCGTCCTGCAAAAGTGCTTCCGTAATCCGCCGCTTGATCTCCGGCAGGCAGTACGCCACAGGCAGCCCGAACAGCTCCCGCAGCTCCACGCCGAAATTCCACGAATGAATCAGATAGTCGTACCGCTCAACGGATAAAATCAGGTAAACCGCCTGCTCCATCGCTTTCAGCCTGTCCGTCCGCCCCGCAACGGTTTCCCGTTCCAGATTCATTTTCAGCGTGCGGGTCGGCAGTTCCTGAATGGTAAAGCCCTGCTTCAAATCGTCCTGTACCTGCGGAATCATGCCCATTCACCCCCTACCGCCGGATGGGGCTTCGTGCGATCCAGCACAAGGAATTTCTTCCCGCCCTGTACCTGCAATAAAGCCACCTCATCGCCCACGACAAGGGCGTTATGCACAATGATTTTCTTCCTGCCGCTGTATCTGTGGGAATGCGAGGAAAACGCCTCGTAATGCCCGCCGCCGCTTGTTGCCTCCGTAATATGGCTGACAGAAATATCCATCTCATAGTCCGTCACATTCCGCGTCAGTATCAGCTGCGGCCCTCTCAGCGGCGATTTCTGGTCAATCCGGATTTCCAGCGGCGAAACGGAAACCACCGTCCCAAACCGCAGTTCTGCCGGTTTTCCCGCCCGCACCGCCTCCATCGCCGCCTGCTTCACCATCTGCACCATGTTTTTCTGCGCGTCAGGCAATGAAATCACCCCCTATCAGCGTCAAATCCATCACATGCTCATTTTCCCGGAAGGTATGCTTCACCTTCTCCGCCAGCATAAACGTATTCGCAACGATGTCGCCCAAATGCAGGCTGACCGGCACCAGCGTCCCCGCCCGCACCGAAACATCACCCAGAACGCCTTTGACCGTCAGCGTCCGCGTTTTCCGGTTATACAGCTTCAGGAGCGCGTCTGCCTTCTGCGCCGCACCCGTTTCCGTCTGCACACTCTCGTAATACTGCAAAACGCCCCAGCGGTTCATCGCCTCGCCGTCCTGAGCGATAAACACGTCACGCTTTCCCGTATCGCTATTCTCATACGCCAGCTTGACCTTGTTGTAAGTCTGGCTGTCGATGGAGCTGGAATAGTCAATATCCTCCGAAACGTCCCTGTCAACCAGAAACTCACGCTTCATATTCGCAATGTTCCGCAGACACAGCTTCCCAAAATCGTCATAGAGCACAAACAGCTTTCCCGTCGCCTGTGTGGTTTCGTCCAGCGCGCCAAGAATGATGTCAAACAGGCTCTGGTCGTCCTCCGCAATGCTTTCTATGGTGTAGCCGGTATCCTCGATTTCGCCGCACTGCAGACGGAAATCCGCCGCCAGCATTTTCAGCAGGCTGGACGCTGTAACGCCCACCTCCCGCACGGTATCTTTATTTTTCAGATAACGCAGCTGGTCGTAGGCTGTGACCTGTATCAGCCCGCCCTTGTCGCGCCGTTTCGTGAATACGAAGCCGTAAAACACGTCCTTCCCGTCCTGCCGGAAGCTGACCGGGTTGCCCTCCTGAAAGTTCAGCCCCGCGTCCTTCACCACAGAAAAGGACAGCCGCCCCGGGCTGCCCTTGCGTTCCGTATCCCATGTCACGCCGTCCTCCACGGCAGGCAAATAGACCGTCCCGCCGTTCTGTATCAATAATTCGTACATCTTGCACCTCCTAAAGACCGCGGGGCTCTGCCCCACTACCCCGCTGGGGCATCATGCCCCAGACCCCGATTTTCCGCCTCAGAAAATGCGGCGGCAGACGGGTCAAGGGGCGCGCCCCTTGCAGGGGGATTGGGGACAGCGTCCCCAAGGTCTTTTACCGTATCCTTACCCGCCGCATTTCGTTTTCGCGGCTGTAGCGCACCGCGTCTATGCTGTGGTTGTTTTTGTCCGGGAAACCCGCCTTGAATTCCCCGTACCTGTCCTTTTCCAGCTCGTACCTGTTGAATTCCTCCGCCGTATGCGGGCACCGTTTCGGGTCAATCACGATTTCCTCCAAATCCTGCAACCATTTGATGCCGTATTCCACGCTGTCCGACCCCTTCTTTGCGCCAACCACCTGCAAGCCGTAATCCCGCATTTCCGCAATGCTTTTCGGCTCCGCGCTGTCGCAGACGACAGGGTGGTTCGCTTTGTTCTCCCGCCTGATTGCTTCCGCCGCCTTCCGGTTGCTCAACCCGACCTTATGCAGCTCATAGAAAATATACAGCCTCCGCCGTGTCTTATCGTAGTGGTTCACCGTATAATGCAGAGGGTCGGAGGCATAGCCCCAGTCCAGCCCGCGGGCAATGCGGTCGAACCGCCTGATTTCCTCGTCAGAAATCGTCCGGAGCGTCAGGTTCTGGAACACCTCGCCGCCTGTGCCGATGACCTCGCCCATGTATTCATGCCGGTACTGCTCCGGCTTCGTGTCCCTGAGGTGCTCCGCCTCTACAATAAACTGTTCCCCCAGCCATTCCGGCGGCACGCCCAAGTATGTGCTGTGGTGAACCAGCTTGTCCGGCCGTTCCTCCAGCATTTCAGCGTTGACCCAGCTCCGCTGGCTTTTCGGCGGGTTGAACGAATAGAACACAAAGAAACGGTCGCCGCCGCGCATCAGGGACTGGTTGATGTTCCGTATTTCCTCCATGCCGCCGAACTCATCGACCTCCTCATACCAGAGATATTTGCAGTAGCCCCTGCGGAACTTCGTGGACTTTATCTTTTTGGGCTCATCAGCCCCGCGAAAAATGATCCGCTGCCCCGTTGGTATGTATTCCAATTCTAAAGGGCTGCGCTTTTCCCGCCAGAGGCTGTCAACGCCCAGCGCGGAGATCGCCCACTGCAGCTGTTCAAAAACACTGTCCTTCAGGTTGACGCCCACCTTCCGCAGTGCCATGCCGTTTGCGGCAGGGTCACGCATCACGCCCAGTATCAGCTGCAAAGAGATAAAAGAGGATTTCGTGCTGCCGCGCCCGCCCTTCAGCCAGTAATGGGTGTGGCCCGCCCGTTCAATATCCCCGCATACCTCAGTAAAGGACGGGGCTGTCAGCCTTTCCACCGTCTGCCGCGGCACAACTGTTTTTTCCTCTTTCCGTTTATTGAAATCCGTTTTGAAATCACATACAAAGCCCATTTAATACTTCTCCCTGCTCAATATCAGGACCGCAAGCTCATGCTCCCGCCGCATTGTTTCGGCATTCACCGTTGTATAACGGCGGTTCTTCCTGTCCCATTCCCGCTGGTACTCCTTGCGCTTCCGCCTGTTTTCCTGCTTCCGCCGCTCCCGTTCCGCTGTATAGCCCGGGAGCGTCTGCAAATAAAAAGACAGGGTCTTTCTGGATACCCCTGTCAAATCCGCAATCTCTACAAGGCTTTTTCCCTGTCTAAAGAACAGGCTTGCCGCTTCCTGTTTCCAGTCTGTTTTCTTCATAGCATCACTTCCTTCATAGCCGCTCCGGCGGCTGTGCGGCAGGCTTTGCCTGCTTCCCATTTTTGTCGGATGGTTTTTGGGCGTAGAAAGGCTATGCGGGGACGCTGTCCCTTGACCCATTACCAACCGCGCAACTGCGCGGTTGAAAATAAAGTTTAGGGTCAAGCCCTTTTCAAAGGGGTTGAAAATAAAGTTTAGGGTCAAGCCCTTTTCAAAGGGCTTGTGGAGGTTTGGAGGCAAAGCCTCCAAGGTTTTTCCCCACGGTCTTCCCATACCCCCTTCAATTCTTTTCAAACCGCCTTCAATTTCGTTTCAACGCTTTTTCACGATAAAACACCCGTCCGCCTCTCCAAACGCCTTACAGCGCGCCACAGGGCTATTTCCTGCCGTCCGCCTCCATCTTCGCTTCTACCGTGTCCGCAATCTGCAAGATCGCGTTCGCAATGTCGGGATGTTCCGCGCCAATCTCCGAAAAGACCTGCTCTTTCAGCAGCCTTAACGCCTGCCGTACCTCTCCCGCCGCTTTCCTGGAATCAATCTTCAGCTTTTCATTCGACACCTGCGCCCTCTGCAGCGTTGCAATGGATTTCGCCAGCTTCGCAGTTTCCTCCGGGCTGCTGTCCTCAGAAATCAACGCCTCCATAATCATCTGGCTGATCAGCGCGTTGTTCGCCTCATGCAGCTCCGTTGTCGGCCTGTCGGGGTTATCCTCCGCAAGGCTCTGGGCAAACTCCTTCGCCATGCGCACCGATTCAAACTTTGCCAAAAACGGCCTGCCGTACCGCGCGACCGAGGATAAATGCACATCGTGCCCCATCTTTTTCAGGTACTCCGAAATTTCCTCATAGGTATAGCCCTCCAGCAGTTTCGCCTCCACCGCTTTCCGCAGCGTATCCGGCAGGCGGTCTATTTTCCCGTGGCTCCTGTTCTTGCCCATCCGCCCGCCTCCTTACAACTGCACGCCGTCCGCCGCCGCGTTCCCGTCCAGCACGTCAGTCCCCAGCGGCGTGATCTTCGCCAGCGTCCGGCGGATGCCCAGCACGTCATTATGGATTTCCTCCAGTTCCAGCAGGCCCTTCCCCTGCAAATACCCGCAGGCTCTGCGGATTTCTTCCGCTGAAGCCTGCCAGCCCTCTCGTTTCAGCGCACCCAGTATGACCTCAAGCCCCGCTCCTAAAGGCTGGGCCGCCTCACAGATACGCAGGATGTTCCCGCGCAGCACCATCTTTTCCGTTGTTTCCACCAGCTTTTCAGGCATCCAGGCTCACCCCCACATCTTCTGCGTCGCCCTCCGCCAGGTTGATGCCCAACGGCGTCAGCACGATATCGCTGTCCCAATATTCTTCCTCATTACCCGTAAAGGCAATGTAGCCCTTGCCCTCCAGATAATAGATTGCTTTCCGGATTTCCGTTTCCGGATTGTAGTCCTTATACCGCAGCAGCTTGCGGATCGTCCCCACCGTTACCGCCTGCGGGTAGAGGTTATACAGGTTTTCCAGTATATCCGCCCGCAGTTTCTTCGCCTTCAAAATTTCCACCTTTGTATCCAAATCAAATCCCTCCCGTTTTCCGTTTGTCCTTCTGTTTATGGCAGGAAGCCGCCGCAGGCCGCCGTATGGCCAACCATTTCCCTGATCTGCGCCGTTTCCCGTTTGATCTCGCTCATTGCCTCTGAAATCTCCCGCATCGTACTGGAAAAAGATTCAATGCTGTTCAACAACGCCTGCTCCCGCCTTGCAGCCTCCTCCTTCAAAATGCGCTCCCGCTTTTCCGCCTCCCCCAGTATCAGTTCCTCCCGCCGCAGGTTTTCCGCTGTCAGGATATCCTCCCGCCGCTGGAACTCCGCCTCCTGCTTCTGCAGCTCCTTTTTATGGCGTTCCTCGCGCTCCTCGTTCATGCGCAGGAAATCCTGATACAGTTCCTCCTCTTTTTCCTGCTGTTTCTTACCTGCCAGAATATAGAAAACCGCCGCTCCGGCCATAAAAATCCCGGTTATTAAAGCATAGCCCATCCGCACACCTCCAATAAAAAATACTGGTAAAGATTACTCCTTACCAGTATCTTACAATAAAAGCTCTGCCAAGTCCGTATGACAGTGTCAGAAGTTTCTGTCAAAAAGAGAAGTCTGCCCATCCAGAGGCTTTAACCTTTCCACCTTCAAAAGCCCGCTCACCAGCCGGTAAACCGTCCGTTCCGACACATCGTACTTCCTTGCCAGCTGCCGGACGTTGCTGCCGTTAAATTCCCGGATGATCGCGGCATATTTCTGGCTTTTCAGCAGGTCGTCAATTTTCGGGATATAGATTGCCGCGCCGCCGTAAGCCTCCGCAAGGCGGATCAGGTTTTCCACCCCTATGATCTCTGCGTACTCCCTGTGCTGCTCTTTCAGCTCCTCTATACGGATTTTTTCATTCCTGCCCACGCGGCGTCACCTCTCGTCCAACATCGTCTGAATGCCGTTTCAAGCCTGCCGGGCCTTTTTGCCCGCATGCGTGTCCTTCTCCATGATCGCTTTCAGCCCTTCTATCATCTTTCCTGCCTCCCGGACCGTCAGCCATCTTACAGCATACTTTTTATAGTTCCGCAGGGCAAATTCATCCAGCTTCTTCGTGTCGGCGTTGCCCTCCCTGTCCGTCCAGCCCAGCTCCTTTGCCAGCCCCAGCATATATTTCCACTGTCTGGGTGTGATGCCGCCTGCCGTAAAGCCGCCTGATGGGCCCAGCGCGTCTATCACACGCGCGGCCTCCTTCATCGTCAGGTCTTTCAGGCTTTCCCTTCCCGTCAGCTGGCAGACATAGGCGTGCAGCATCTCATCATCCAGGCCGCGTTCCCTTGCCAGCCCGTAAATGCGCCGGAGCTGGGCGGGCGTTTTCATTTTTGCCTGCGCCATACGCTCACCCTTCCTCCGAATCCCCCGCATTACCTGCAGGCAGCTCCTCGTATATGTCATGGAAAAGCGTCGGGGAAAGCCTCCCTATCGCCCCATATCCATCACGGACGATGTAATAGCCTGCCGGTACCCATAACGGCTTTTCCTGCATGCCCCGCAGAAAAAGCTCTGTCGGCGGCTCCCCGGTTTCCCGCGAACCATAAAACAATGTCCCTTTTTCAAACGCTTCCGCTGCCCATCCGGGGATGTAATACTCCCCGTCCGCGCCTTTCAGGCTGCCGTCATACCGGAACGCCTCCGCCGTTACCATCTTTTTGATGCATCTCATCCTTTATACCCATCCTTTCCGCTATCGCCCGTATCACGGGCACTGTCACGCCGTTCCCAGCCTGCTTATATAGCTGACTGTCGCTGTTCACCAGCGCGGCACGCTCAAAGTAAACGTCCTCCCAGCCCTGCAATCGGAAACATTCCTTCGGGGTCAGCCGCCTTATCGCCACATAGCACCCGTATTTTTCACACCATACTGCATAGGCAAAGCCGCCGTCCGGCAATCCAACCATCACACCGGCGTCATGCTTATTTGCCTTCAGGCAGCGGCTGACACCTTCCAGCGGCTCCCTGTCAAAGCCTTCGCCTGCGTTCAGATACAGCCCGTTGGCAAATACGGGCACCGTCACCCTCTGGTTACACGAAGTGTCAAGTGTATTCGCGATCCCCCTGCCAACCCTGCCGCGCCTTGTTTTGCTCTCCGGTGCCGCAAGATTGATAGAGTCGCCTATCCCCGCATCCGCATAACCCTTTTTTGTTGCTTCTTTTACCTGTACCAGCACCCCTTGACGATCCTGCGCGGTCAGAGTATACATCGGTTCGCCGTTCTCCTTGAACCGCCGGCCGTTCTGCCGCTTTTTCACTTTGTCCGGCGTAAGCACAGGGACAGCAACGCCGCTTGTTTCCCCATGCCTGCCGCACACGCCCTTATTGTACCTTGCCTGCAGGCTGGACGCCGTTTCCGAAATCTCAAGCCCCGCCCCATAGCTCATATCGCAGAACGCGGGCAGAATAACACTCGGCTCTAGTCCGCCGCCCGCCATACTGTTAAGACATGGCGCAGTCCCCACGGGATCATATATCCTTCCCTGATTAGGATTTTTCCTTGTCTTAGTTAACAGATAATTCCCTATTTGAGAAACAGTATTTTCTCCGTCTGTTCCCTCGACAGGAAATATTTTGCGGGTACTTCGTCCTCTAAGACGTCCCACAATGAATACGCGCTCCCTGTTCTGCGGGACGTATCCGGCAGAGTTGATAACCTGCCATTCTGCGTCATACCCGACCGCGTCCAGCGCAACGAGAACGGCGAGGAAGTCGTATCCCCTGCTAACTGACAGTAAATTTCTAACGTTTTCAATAAATAAGTATGCGGGTCTATCTTCTTCTTCGAGATCGTTAACAAGCTGCATAATTCTGAAAAACAGGCTGCTCCTGCTCCCCCTAAGCCCTGCCTGCTTTCCGGCGACGCTGATGTCCTGGCAGGGGAACCCGAAACACCAGCAGTCGGCTTTTGGAATATCCCCTGCGAAAATCCTCCTGACGTCATTTGCATACCATTCCCCATACCTGTACTCCTCCTTTCCTGCCTCCGCCACGCGCCTGTTTTTTGGCAGCGCGGCGATCCTTTCCCTGTCCTCATCGGTCATTAAATGCATTGCTGTGTAGCTTGCGACGGCAAATTTGTCAAATTCGCAGAAGCCAATACACTTATGCCCTGCAAGCTCCATCCCCCGCCGAAACCCTCCGACCCCGGCGAAGAAATCAATAAATGTCAGCATAGTCCTGTATGCCTCCTCCCCTTCAAACACTTTCCCTGATCATCCGGCTACGCCTGTTCTGTCCTCCCTCCCTGCAAAACAGTAAATGCCCGCCGCCTGTCCTCCGGCGGCTTCTCGCTCTCATGGCACCTTGCCACAACGCATATCTGCCGTGCGGAAAAGTCCACCCATTCGACAGTTACAACCGTAAGTTCCATACCGTCTTTGGTTTCCAGTTTCTCCCCCCTCTTTACAAGCGCGGAGGGATTCCAGCCATAATCAATCAGGAAGGTTTCCTGCAGCACGCGGCCCCTTGGCTCTTTTTCAAAATAGAGGCAGTTCCTTCTCCCTCCGTAACAGCTGCCGCCCTGCATGGAATACTTTTTGCACACATCACATTCGTACATCAAGGCTCACCTTCTGACCTTCTCCTTGTCCGGCTCACAGAAAAAATTATCTTCTCTTACCATTTTAGCCCCAACCTTCAGCACATCCTCTTCTTTATAGGTTGCCAATACTTTCCTGTTAATGCTCACCTTTATGTTGAGGCAGTTGTCCATGCCGAACTCCCTCAGATTTTCTATGACGCTCTCCGTTTTCCCTGCCGGTATATGTGCTTTGGGAGGGGATGTCCTGTACCCTACTGTGCCAAATGTCAGCTGCTTGCTTTTGCCATCCAGGTCGGCACGGTGCCCATCTGTAAAATCCTGCACAAGCCCCGTCTGTTCCTTGACCGCCAGCCGCAGGGGCGTTGCCAGCTTGTCCGCCTCCGCCTTGGCGTCGTTTATCTTCATGTTCATTTCCGCGTCTATCGTGTCCAGCGCGATCTGGCACTCCGCGATCCTCCTCAGTGCAATGTCGACTTCGTCCCAGTCCCTTAATTCTATCCGTGCCGCTGCTTTTTTTGCCATATGTATGCTCCTTTCCGCTTATCTTCTTCTGCTGTCCCTGCGCATGATCGCAAAAGCCGCGATCATGAACGAAAGCCCCAATAATTCAAATATAAAAATTGTCGGGTAGAGCCGCATCCGCAGCTCCACTGCTCCTTTCAGAAAATGCCCGCAAATACTGATCAGAGTGTCTGCTGTGGCAAACACGCAAACAATAGACCCGCCAACCGTTTCCAGTTCTTTTGCTTTCATGAAGTCCCTCCTATTCAGCCATTAAAAACTTCATCATTTCCTCATTTTCCTGCCTTGACATCTGCCGCCTGACCGATTCCTCCGGAAATTTCACAGGCATCGCCATTTTGTCTATCCTCGCCAGCAGCCGCCCGTGGTACGGCAATTCCTCCATTTTCAGGTTGGATGTAAAAAACGTGATCTTCCGCGCCGCCATACGGCGGTTCAGGATATTGTAAAACACCTCGCCCGCCCATTCCGTAGGACGCTCCGCGCCAATATCGTCCAATAGTAAAATATCAACCTCCCGTATTTCATGCAGCATTTCGGAATACGTTTCCCCGCTGGAAGCGTCAAACGTCCTGCGTATCTCCTCCAGCAGGTCTATCAGCGTCGCGAACCGCACCCGTTTCCCATGCACCCGCGTCAGGGCGTTCCCAATGCCCGCCATCAGCATCGTTTTCCCGCTTCCGCGTTCCCTGCTGTAAAAATACAGCCCCTTGCCCAGCCGTTCCATTTCCGCAAAGCCCTCTATGTACCGGATCGCAACCTTCTTTGCCGTATACGCAACCTGGCGGCTTTCCGCCTCCTGGTACCGCTCAATGTCAAAATCGTTGACCCTGATACGGGAAAATTCCTTCGGGATATGCGCAAAGGACAGCTTTTTTTCCATGTTCTGCAGTTCCACGCACCTGCATGGATAGCCGCCGTTTTGCTCCGGCACCCATATGATGCCGCTGCCATCGCACAGCCCGAAGGGGCATTTCCCCGTTTCAGAAGTCGCAGGCAAGCTCCCCGCCGCCTGCGGCGTATTTCCTCCGGAGCCGTTCTCCTTCGTCCCCAGAAGCTGTTCCCGTTTCCTTTCGATAATCTGTTCTGCGCTTTCCATAGGCCCCCGCCTCCTTTTCCTTCTGTTTGTTGCGCATGATGCCTTTCAGATACCGCTCGTTCTGCGCAGGGGCAGTGTCCATGCGCAGGTAAAGCCGGAGTGATTCCATAACAATGTCAGCATCGAATGCCTCCCACTCCGCCATGATGTTTGCGCGGCGGCTGGGAGAAATCCTCCCAGCCTTCCGCGTCCGCCTTGCCAGCTCCTTGAAAAAGGCGTCTATTTCCGCCTGCTCCCCGGCGGTATACCGTCCTGTGCCGCTCATACAGCCCGCCTCCGTTTCAATTCGTTCTCCAACTCCTTCGTGCTGCAAAGGGAGAGCTGCTTTTTCCGCTCCGCGTATTCTTTCGGTGGGCGGTGCTCCTTGACCCGTCCCCTTGGCTCTCCGTCTGCCATGTCAAACAGCTCAAAATTGGCTTTATTTCGGACTTCGCCGTCCGGCAGCAATACCCACCACATATTGTTGATATTGTGGTAAACAACACCCCGGCACAGGTAGCCGCCCCAATCCCGGAAATACTTCGTTTCACCGTTATGCAGGATTTTCCCATCCCTGTCCTTTGCGTTATATTCATGTTCCGGCGTCTGCCCGTCAACCTCCTCCAGCCGGAACCACTCCTTTTGCGGATGGTGGCAGCTTCCTATATAGTCATTGACAATGAAGGCTTTCCCGCGCATCATGTTTTTTCGGGGGCAGACCCGAAAACCCTTCCCTTCAAAATAGGCAGTTAATTTCCGTTCTGTCAGCTCGTACTGCTTCCGTATCAGGTACGGCATTTTTTCCAGTTTGTCAAAATCATAATAGCCGCCATTTGGATTCTCATGCTGCACGTCTTGGTAAAAGTGGATGCGAAAAACATTCTCGTGCCATTCTGCTTTGAATTTCAAATCTGCCGTGCAGTCGCTTCGCGACAGCCGGCCAACAGCAGGCGCAGCCTGCCATACGGCATACCTGCCCGCCCTGCGGCTGTCATTCAGCGCCGGATACATCCGCTTTATCTCTTTATCCTCGCCTACATAAAAGCCGATGGAGCCAAGGAACCGCATCGCGTCCTTGAAATTTTCCCAGTGCGGGTTGTTTTCCTTTTCCTGTATATGGGGCAGTTCCCCTCTGCATACCTCAAACCGCGTATCATAGATAGATACCTCTGGCATTATTCTCCCTCCGTTCCTGCCGCAGATGCAGGCGTTCCACCCACATCTGCTTCTTTCCATTCATACCGGATACCTTTGAAATTCTGCCGGACAATCCTCCGCGCCGCCCTGACAGGGATATAATCATCCTCCCCCAGCAGGGCTGTGCCTTTATATTTGCCGTAATCCGCAAGCTCATCAAGGATATTCCGGAGCAAAGCCTGCTGCTCCATCATGAAGCCCCCTCCGCCTTTTTCCAAAGTGTTTTATATTTATCCGCATACCTGTATTTCAAAAACATCTCATCAGGCGTATCCTTACAGACAAGCCAGTTTTCGGCGTTCAGTTTTCGGCTCCTTATGTACTGCTTCTGCTTTTTCGTTGGCTTTTTGCCCATCATGCGATATTCATCTCCTTTGCCATCCGTGAGATATGCTTCGCCGTGACCTCCCCAAATACAGCGGCGGCATTCACAAACACATTGACCGCGCCCCGCAGCCCGTAATTCGTCCTCGATATCCGGAACAGGATCTCCACCGCGTCCCCATCCACGCCGCTCCCGCCGAATACCAGCGCAATGTCTTCCCTTGTGATATGATTCGTTAAAACTTCCTGACGATTTGCAATCCTGCTGTATAGCTGTGAATAGGCTTTCTCCTGCCTGCCGCGCATTTTCAGATAGATTTCCTCGTTCCCTACAAACGCCATGCCCGTGCCGCTGTCTTCCGCAAGATGGCGTAATTGCTCAATACCTTTTAGTGTCAAATGCTGGGCTTCGTCAACAATAACAACTTTATTGCTCCCTTTCAGCCTTTGCACTGCCTCCGAATATATCTGCCGTGCCACCTTTTCCCGGATGCGCATTTCCTTTGCCAGCAGCTCCATTGCGCCGTTAACCGTTGCAAAGCATGGCGATATTGTCATATAAATTGTCGTATCCGGATTCAGCCTGACATACTCCCTGACAGCCATCGTCTTTCCAACCCCCGCATCACCATACGCGACGCCAACCTTTCCCTGAATATGACAGTGTTCAATCAAATCCAGCACAATACCGCTGACCGTTGTCCGCTGGAAGCCCGGCTCCCTTGGCGCAACCTCCTTTTTATCATTGATTTTCAAAAGCTGTTCTATTTTGGGAATCGCCGTTTCCGGTGACTTATAAGTGCCTTTCAGAAATTCGGATACATAAGCAGGGGAAACATCCATCTCCTTTGCCACATCCGATTGGCTTTTCTTCGTCCGTTCTATATATTCCACCAGCATCTGCCGTGCCCGTTCTTCGCTCATCATAGGGTTCCCTCCTTCACTTTCCGCAGCCGCTCCAATCCGGCTGCCCAGTTGATAGGTTCGTCATAATCACCCGCTGCCTTCCGCAGTTCTGCATCGTCCCCGCCGAAAACAGGTCGTAAAATCTTCGCGTTGATTTCAAAATCATCCATATCGCCAGCCGCGGCGTCCAGCAGGAGCTTCAGCTCGTTTTCCGCCTCCACGCCTTTCTGGTGCTTGTACGCCCTGACCGTTTTCACCGCCCTGCGGTTCTCCGCCGTTGCGGTCCGGATTTCCTCCTTCGTTGCCTTGTAGCTTAACGCCGTACGCAGCTCCGCCGTACAGATAAACTGTTTTTCAAGGTTATACACCCGCACGCTGGAAAGGTCGTCCGGCGCGTACCGGACATATACGTCCCTGCCGTAATGCAGCCGCCAAAGCTCCTCGTTCCAGTATTGCAGCTCCTGCCCGTAAAATTTCAGGCTCACGCCGTTCTTGCCGACCTTCAGCGTGCCTTTGTTGCCCTTCGCGTAACGCATGAACATCAGGTTCAGCTTGTCCGCCGGAACGATGCGCTTTTCCACCAGGTTTTCCGCGAATACCTCATCGGGGCATTTCCCGCCCATGCCGTCACCGCTATGGGGCTGTTTGTTGTACCAGCCCCTTATGAAAATATCCACCTGCTGGCAGAACTCCTCCAAAGCCACCAGCCTGCCCGGCTGCTTCACAACATCCTTCAGCCTGTCCGGCTTTTCCAGTATCGTGCCGCCCGTGTAGCTTTCGTGCAGCTTGGAAAACATCTCCTTCAGCGTATAAAAGGCGCGCTCGATGCCCTTGGCGCGGGCGTTGCGCGGGAGCGCCGTCTGAAACTCGATGCCTAAATCATCTAAAATGCTGGGCAGTTTCAATTCCTCGCCCTTCCGCTTTTTCCGGAAACCGTTCCCGCCCAGATCATGGAACAGGAACTCGCGCCCGTTGTCCGTATACAGGGCTTTCGGCAGGCCATATTCCTCACAGCCTTTTTTCAGGGCATAAATAGTCGCGTCTGACGAAGGTGCGTCTGTAATGCACCAGCCTACCATTTTACGGCTGCGTACATCCATGAACGCAGTCAGATACACCCTGACTGGCGCGCCGTCCCGCTCCACCATCACGTCAAAGGTATGGTTATCCGCAACCCAGATGTCGTTACTCTCCAAATCTTCATAAATCCGCTTGATATACGGGGCGCATTCGCCAATGAACTGCTTTTCTCCGTACCGGAAAAATTTAATATAGGACAAGGGTATCGCCCGCACCGCCCGCTCGAAAGTGGTTCTGGAGGGCAGGGGCAGGAGGTCGTCCCGCCCCGCCTGCCTGAAGTTCAGCTCCGTCAACGTCATGCAGAGGGCAACGCTTTTCCGGCTCTGGTCAAGGTAGTAATACTCAAAAACATCGTAGACCTCGCCGTCCAGTTTTTTCTCGTGGCTGTCATGCTTGCCTCTGCGGTCAACCAGCGCAGCTTCGCCCTTTTTCTGCCAGTCCTGCCATTTACGGTAAAGCGTGCGCCGCGTCAGCTTCATTTCGGGATGCCTGATATGAAACATATCCAAAAATGCTTCGTCGGCTTTTTCCTTGCTGTCTGCACTATCGCGGTATCTGTGCCACTCCTCCAGCGTCCGCTTCCAGAAAATAATCTGTTCACGTTCCTCCTGCGTCAGAGTTTCCGCATCTGTTTCCTCAAAAACAGGCTCTGGCTGTGAAGCATTTTCAACTGCCCTTAAACGCCGTTTGAATTTCGTTTGAAGTTTTCTTTCAAGGCCGGACAATGGGATACGGTACTGGATACCGCCGCGCCCCGGCCCTTGCTGCTTCACCTTTATTGTTTCCGCTAAAATTTCCTGCTTCAAAATTTTAGCCCTGATATGTCGTTCTGTGCATCCTTTCAGTTCCGCAAGCTCCGCTACCGTCAAATAGATTTCTTCCACCGTATCACCGCCTTCCACATTTGCATTTTCTTAGCAAAACAGCATTGACAAAATACAGCCAGTGCAAAAGCCTATCAGCGCAATAAGGCATAATGTCAACACTGTAAACACATACAATTTGCAATAATAATCTTTTATTCTTGCCAGGTTTCTGGTATACTGTTTATGTAGTATTTTTCTTTGTGCCGCAACGGGAATTGCCGTTCCCAGCGGCATTTCTTTATCTTGCATCTTTTCTCCTCCCATCATCCTGCCTTCCTTCGTCTGCTTTCCTTGATATCCAAGATCTCCCTGATCCGGTTCCTAAGTGCCTCATCATTTTTCTTTCCGTAAATGGTCTGGCTGACATAGCCAGATGTAACGCCAAGGATTGCCGCCAGCTGCTTCTGCGTCATACGCTTATCAATCAGCCTTTTTTTGACCTTGATAGAAAAATCTGTTTCCGGCCAAGAGCCGTTTCTGCCAGGTGCTTTTTTCCCTTCGTTTAGATTTGTTACATTTGTTTTTTTCTGCATACACCTCACCTCCTGATTTTTTCATCTCGGCAGATGTTGAAAGGATAGCCAGCCATAAATTTACTTCAGGAACTTACCAAAATACTCCTGTACCGGTAAATCACCCGCTACACACTGCACCATTAAAAGCGCAGCGCACCGAAACCCTTCCTTGAACCGCTCCGCATCAGATACCGTTTTATAATCCAAAACGATATCTTCAACCTTCCTTGCTGTTTCCTCGCTGCAAAGCCCGCGGATTTCTTTTTCCATTGCTTCGCCCGCCAGCTTTGTTTTGCCGCCTTCCTTTACGTTATCACAATACATCTGATAAATATTTCCGATTACATCCATCTTTTTATCTCCCTTCAAAATTTTTTCAAATGTTGCATTTTAGTTTGAAAAACAGGCTATCCTTTCAATGCGTTTTCTGCTAAAATGATAGTAATTTAATTTACTACCATCATCATTATAATACCGTTTTAATGAAGTGTCAACTTCATATGTTGCATTTTGGTGATTTTTATATCGTTTTATTGAAAAGGTGTGATGAAATGTTCCAAGATAGGTTGAAAGAATTATTGCAAATACAAGGCAAAAGCCAAAAAGAACTTGCTGAATTCGTTGGTGTGAAACAAAACACAGTCAGTGCATGGATAAATCAAGGGAACAGTCCCAAAATTGAACATATATATCGAATTGTTGATTTTTTTTCAATAACTTTTGATTCTTTATTTGTAGGTACTCCTGTATGCACCGTTATTGATGCGAAAGAGATCATAAAAGATAAAATTCCAATAGACGAACGCAATCTATTGAACATGTACCGCGAACTTGATGAAAAAGGGAAAGAACTTGTTCAAAACTCAACTCGCGAAATATGGGCTGACCACCGTCAGCCTAAATGCAAATCTACCACTACCGAAAATAAAAATATCGGTTAATTTTTTTCTGTTTTTTGGTAAAATAAATTACCTTTATTTTTTACTCTTCCATAGGTAATTTATTTTACCTTTTCTGAAAAACAGCATAAATTAGGTAGATTTTCAAAAAAATTTCTTGCCATTCTTAGTGAAGAATTTTTTTTGTAGAATAGCAGTTAAGGCCTAAAAAACATTGAAATTATGGACTTTTTTTGATTAAGGAACTGAAAAACGATTCCTTAATCTTAATTCCTTAATCATTTCCATTTTCTAGAAATATTATTACTGGCTTTGAAAAGCATCGAAACCCGTTAAAACCTGATTTTATGGGCTTTTGAAAAGAATTGAAAATCATTGAAGATTTTTTGAAAAAATGAAGCTGGGCGTTCCGGCCCAGCTTTTTCCCATTTTTCTTTCACCACCAAGAATGGCAAAACAAAAGCCGCTAGCCCCCGCAATCGTTGATTTTTCAGGCTTTCGCGGCTTTTTCCGCTTTTTTTCACTTTTTTCTTTTTTGCTATTCTTCATGCAGTATTACACCAGCCATTCCCGGCTGTTTTTCCTCCTTGCATGGAACAGCCCGAGCCCTTCATTTTCTATCCGATTTCTTCCCATCATTTATTCACCCTCGAAGATTGCGTTCTCTGCCAGCCCGGACTTGAACACCACTTCTACCCGTTTGGCAACTGCCCCTGTCGCTTGGAAATACAACAGAGGCAATATTAGGTCTAATGATGTTCAGATGATTATGCTTCTATCTCGTCAACAAGCCTTTTGAGC